TGAAGACGAAAAACAAGATAAGTCTGCTAAATACGGATTCAGTTTACCAAAAGGAACTTGGATGATTTCCATGAAAGTAAACAACGATGAAGTATGGAAAGACGTAAAGGAAGGAAAAGTAAAAGGATTCTCCATTGAGGGTTACTTTGCGGACAAATTAGAAATGTCTCAAATGACTGAGGAGGATATATTAATTGAAAAAATCAAACAAATAATCATAGAAAATGAGCAAAACTAAAACACCAAGTAAAAGTTCTCCAAAAGGAGGGCGCAGAGGATGTCTATGTGAAGACGGAAAATATTCAAGCAAATGTTGTGATGGAAGTTTACAGGCACAGGGCATAGGAACGACTACAGGAACTGAAAATGTTTCCGTAACAATCAGTTCAGGAGTTACAACGATAGTTCGTCAAAACGGATAAAAACGCAACAAAGTAATTAACAATAAGTTTTATAAAAAAAGAACAATGGGATTAAACGAAGTATTCAAGAAAGTAGCAGACATTGAGAGAAATGCTACAGAGTTAGCATCTGAAAAAGTAGAGTTAGCAACTGTATTTGAAGATGTATCAGGAGCGTTAACTGAAATGAGAAATCTTAACATTAAATCAGATGTTTTCAAAAAAGCAATTGATGATAAAAAAATGGAAGTTAAAAAAGCTCAAAATAACTTCAAGGCACATTTAGATTTAATAGATTTCCAAATCAAGTTAGCTACTTCAAGTGCTGATAGATTAAAAATGGAAGCATCTAAATTAGGTATTCCAACTCCCGATTTAGCTAAAAACGCACCTAAAATCGCTAAAGATTTTGATGGTATTGTTAAGATGGATAGAAAAAATTACACAGTTTAAATAAAGACAAATGAAAAATAGCACAATAAACAAAATCAAAGCACTTCTAGGAATGGAAGTAGCATTAGAGCAAATGAAGTTGATGGATGGACAAACTATCCTTGAAGCGGATGCATTTGAAATGGATAACGAAGTTTTTGTAGTTACTGAAGACGAGCAAAAAATTCCTTTACCTATTGGTGAGTACGAACTAGAGAACGGAATGATTCTAGTAGTTGCAGTAGAAGGTATCATTGCTGAAATCAAAGAAGCAGTAGTTGAAGAAGAAGAAGTTGAAACTCCGGAAGCTGAAGTAGAAGTTGAGGTTGAAGCTGAAGCTGCACCTGTAGCACCAACTGCTAAGAAAACTATTGAGTCTATCGTTAAAGAAACTTTCTTTTCAGAAATCGAAGCACTTAAAAACGAAAATATTGAATTGAAAGCTAAATTGGAAATGCTTTCTAAAGTTGACGAAGTTACAGAAGAGGTAACCGAACTTTCTGAAGAGCCTAAACCGATTAGTTTTAATCCTGAAAACACGAATGAAGTAGAGTCTTTCCGTTTTGCGAAAAACAAACAACGTTCTACAATGGATTCAATCTTTGAAAAATTAAACAAATAATATTAACAATTTAAAATTTAAACAAAATGGCTACTACAACTAGCATTACTACAACTTACGCAGGTGAGTTCGCGGGAAAATACATCGCAGCAGCGTTGTTATCTGCACCAACATTGGACAAAGGTGGAATCACTATCGTTCCTAATGTTAAATTTAAACAAGTTATCAAACGTGTTGCTACAGACGATATCATCGCAAACGCAACGTGTGATTTTGATGCTACATCTACAGTAACATTAACTGAGAAAATCCTTCAACCTGAGGAGTTCCAAGTTAACTTACAATTATGTAAAAAAGATTTCGTTTCTGATTGGGAAGCAATTTCTATGGGTTATTCAGCGTTCGAAGTAATGCCGAAAAACTTTACAGATTTCTTATTAGCACACGCTGCTGAGAAAGTTGCTGCTGCAATGGAAGTATCTATTTGGAGAGGTGTTAACGCAACTGCAGGTCAATTCGCAGGTATCATGACACAATTAACAACTGATGCTACTTTGCCATCTGCTCAAGAAGTTGCAGGTACTACAGTTACTGCTGCAAACGTTATTGCTGAGTTAGGTAAAATCGTTGATGCTTGTCCTGCTTCTATCTACGGAAAAGAAGATTTGACATTGTATGTATCTAACAACATCTATCGTGCTTATGTACGTGCTTTGGGTGGATTCGCTGCTTCAGGAGTAGGTGCTAATGGTTACGACAACAAAGGAACAAACCAAACTTTAGGTGATGTTTACTTTGACGGAGTTCGTGTATTCATGGCAAACGGATTGACTTCTAATACTGCTTTACTTGCTCAAAAATCTAACTTGTACTTCGCTACAGGATTGTTGAATGACATGAATGAAGTACGTGTATTAGACATGGCAGAAACTGACGCATCGCAAAATATCCGAGTGGTAATGCGTTTCACGGCAGATGCTAAATATGGTTTTGCTTCAGACGTAGTTACTTACGGAATCACAAACTCTGCTAACTAATATTAGCTAACAAATAACAATCGGGGAGGGGTTTACGCTCCTCCCTTTTTTATAACATTTAAAATTTAAAAATATGTGCGAAATAACAACAGGTAGACTCGAAGTATGTAAGGACGTTGTAGGTGGTATTGATGCTATCTACTTCATCAACTACGGAGATTATTCATTTCCGGCAGACGTAACTTATACTGCAGGAACAGATACAATTGATGCAATTGCAAACGTAACATCACTTTACAAATATCAACTTAAAGGAACAAATACATTTGACCAAGTAATTAATACTTCACGTGAAAACGGAACTTCATTTGTTGAGCAAACTTTATCAGTAGTGTTGAAGAAACAAGATGCTGCTACACACAAAACAGTTAAATTACTTTCTTACGGAAGACCTAACGTAATAATCAAAACACGTAACAACCAATTCTTCCTTGCAGGATTAGAGCATGGAATGGAATTGACTACTGCAAACGTGACAAATGGTACTGCAATGGGTGACTTAGTAGGTTACACTTTGACATTTGTAGGAACTGAAAAAATTCTTGCTAACTTATTAGATACAACGTCTGAAGCAGGTTTAATTGGTACAGGTAGCGTATTTGGTTCAACAACAACTATCGTGAACTCATAGTATTCTTTTCTCTAGAATAGAAAAGGGGTGGCTTAGGTCATCCCTTTTTTGTTTTAGAAACAAATTACAAGTATTTAAGTTTATTAAGTATGATAGTATTAACAACATCTACATCAGCTCAATCATTTAGTTTTGTTCCTAGATTTGAAGGATATACAACTATGACCATTACCGATGAGCAAACAAACGTAACTACAACAGTTGCTATTAGTGGAAATACTTCTAATGGCTACACAAACACGATTAACGCATCATTTGCTTTAAAGGAAAATCACACTTATACTTTACTTTTAACAAGTGGTGGAACTATCTGTTACAAGGATAAGATTTTTTGTACAGACCAATTAATATCTACATTCTCCGTAAACAACGGGCAATACACTTCTAATAACACAACAAACACTTTCATAGTTTATGAGTGATAATGTACACATACTAAGCCTAAGTGCTTACACAACGCCTGTAATTCAAGAATCTAAAAGAGATAATTGGGTTGAATATGGCTCTGATAATAACTACTATTCATTTTTGATAGATAGATACACAAACTCTACAACGAACTCGGCAATTATAAACAACATTGCACGTCTTGTTTACGGAAAAGGACTTAGCGCATTAGATGCTAACAGAAAGCCTAATGAGTACGCTCAAATGATGGCTTTATTTAGTACGGAAGATTTACGGAAAGTAATCATTGATAGAAAAATGTTAGGGCAATATGCTTGGCAAGTTCACTACAACGACAAACACGACAAAATTCTAAAGGCATATCACATTCCGGTAAACTTATTACGTGCAGAGAAATGTAATAAAGACGGAGAAATCGAAGCATATTACTACTCTGATGATTGGACAGACGTTAAGAAGTATGCACCTAAAAGAATACCTGCTTACGGATTCAGTAAAGATAAAATAGAAATTGTTTATTTCAAGCCTTATTCAGTTGGGATGAAGTATTATAGTTACGTTGACTATCAAGGAGCTTTACCATATGCATTATTGGAGGAGGAAATAGCAGATTATTTAATCAATGAAGTACAGAACGGATTCTCAGGAACTAAAGTAGTAAACTTCAACAACGGAGTACCTACTGAGGAGCAACAAAGCATGATTACTTCCAAAGTAATGAACAAGCTCACAGGTTCAAGAGGACAAAAAGTAATCGTAGCATTCAATGACAATGCAGAATCAAAAACTACAGTTGAGGATATTCCATTAAACGATGCTCCGGAACATTATACGTATCTTTCTGAAGAGTGTTTACGTAAGATTATGCTAGGACACAACGTGACTTCTCCTTTATTATTTGGAGTTGCTAGTTCAAACGGGTTCAGTTCAAATGCAGACGAGCTTAAAAACTCTTCTATCTTGTTTGACAACATGGTAATACGTCCAATGCAAGAGGAGATATTAGAATCAATAGATAAGATTTTAGCATTTAACGGAATTAGTTTAAAACTTTACTTCCGTACATTACAACCTTTAGAGTTTGTAGACTTGGAAAACACGCAAACTGAAGAACAAGTAGCA